AATGAACTACAAGCTTGCTGCTGCCGTTCGCTCGCACGTGAACGCACCCAGGCGGAGGCAGCTGCCCACCCATGCGCCCCCGCCCCCATGTATATATAATATATGTATAGATATGCAGGGTCGTTGCGGGGTTTTTTGGGGTTTTGGGGTGTTTGGGCGTGAATAAGTTTCGGGACTTATTTCAGGGGTCGCCTTTGGGTTCGGAGGACTATCTTTCTTGGTTGTAGTCAATCAAGTTTGCTTGCCTAGCCTAGCCTAGCCTAGCCTAGCCCCTACCCCTTTTATAGTTCTTTGTGTCCCGCGTTTTTAACCTGTTTTTTCGGATTGTAACATGATTGTAACATTACTGTAACTTGTTTGTAATGTTTGTAACATAACTGTAACATTTGGGACATTGGGGTTTTATTCTTGGAGACTACAAGTTTTGGAGATGTGATGGCTCAGAATGGTGGCGGTAGGGGTTGGAAAACTGATCCTGAGACTGGTGAACAGGTGATGCCTGCGAAGTGGGCGAAGCTGTTGGATTGGTTGTTGCAGGGACCCGACAGGGTTCCTAAGTTGCAGTATGAGTGGGCTGCTGAGAATAAGATTGCTGCTGATTCGATTCGTCGTATTAAGCGTGATCCTCGTTTTGCCAGGGAGTGGGATCGTCGTGCGGCGGAGTTGAATATTCATCCTGAGCGTACGCAGTCTGTTATTGATGCTTTGCATGCTCAGGCTGTTGGTGGGAGTGTTCAGGCTGCGTCTTTGTATTTGCAGTATATTGAGAAGTTCACTCCGAAGCGTAAGGTTTTGGTTGATGATGACCGTGATGTTGGCGGGTTGTCTGATTCTGAGTTGGCTGACGAGTTGGAGGCTCAGGTTCTTCATTTGAGAGTTGTTGATGGGGATAGTTGATTATGAGCGTGAGGAATCGTTGGGGGAGCGCCCTGAATTTGTTTATGATGGTTCCTTTTCATCTGAGGAATACGATTTGTTCGACGACGACGAGGAACTCGTTTGCGGTTTGGAGAACCCTGAGGTCTGCGAATCTTGCGAATGAGACCGCCGTCAGGGAAAGATTGGATAATCCTGGGGGTGATGGGAATAGTTGGCGCGTCTACAGTGTATCTGGTGGGGGTATTGTCTCGGATCGTACAGTCGTGGTTCCAGTAAATGACAGAAAATTTGACTAACTGGAAACAGTTTCGTTTAAAAATTAACCTTGGGATGCTTGTCAGCATTATTGGTGTGGTGTCTGTTGTTGTGTGGCAGGGGTTGATGATCCGTTCTCAGATTGATGACAATTCGGATGCTGTTGATGAAATGGTTTACGCTATTGAAGATTTAGCTGGGGCTGTTTCTTTGGCTAACGAGTTGGATAATCGCACTACTATTTTGTTTGGTGAGATTGATAGTTTGCGTGACCAGTATCAGGATCAGGCTGATGTGTGGGTTGAGATTAGTACTCAAGCGGAGCAGATTGAGACTATTAGAACAGAGGCCCGAATTTTGAGACAAGACATTGAGTCTACTTGGAATCAGCAAAACGAGTTTCGTATGGAAGTTGTTGGTCAGGTCGGGGAGTTTGAATCTGCGCGTAATTCGTTGACAGATTTGCAATGGAAGGTCGATGATCTTGATAGGCGTGTCGCTGAACAGTTTGGTGTCGATTTAGGAAGCGATCATCAAGATTATGGTTGGCAGATAACGGATTTGGTTAGACAAGTTGCAGAATTGCAGGGTCGTATGAACTCTGCTAATGACATGGAATGGAAGGTTGACGATTTGGAACGGCAACTTAATGAGGTTAAAGATTCTGTTAGTTATTTGTTGATGGTTGCTGAACAGTCTTATTGGAATGTGAATTAGATGAAAACTTGGATTGACCAGGATCTTTGTACGGGGGATGGTTTGTGTGAGGAGATTTGTCCTAGTATTTTTTATGGACATGATGATGGGCTTTTTTATGTTAAGGAAGCGGGTTCTGAAACGCCTAGAGAGCCTACGCACAGGATGGGTGATTCTGTTTTAGTTCCTGATGATTTGGTTGAGGCTGTTATTGAGGCGGCTGAGGAGTGTCCTGGTGAGTGCATTTTTGTGGAGGTTTAGTGAATAAGACTCTTAAGTTGATTACAGCGATTACGGGTTTGTTGGTGGCGATTGGCACGCTTGTGGGTGCTATTACTGTTACACTAGGGAAGGGTGATGATGGTAAGAGTTATTCGTATACTACGGTAATATTGGATTCTGAAGAAGCGTATGATAATTTTTTGAGAAACCATCCTGGATAAAACATGTCTCGTTTAACTGAATTACAGCAGGAAGCCGAGTGGAGGCGTTGCGTTAGCGACGAAAAGTATTTCATGGAAAACTATTGGCATATAGCCCATCCCGCTCATGGGCGTATCCCTTTCAAGTTGCGTTCAGCTCAGTCCACAGCTTTGGAGCATTGGGCTGACCACAGGTATTCTTTGACTTTGAAAGCTAGACAGATCGGATGGACCACACTGGTCGCTGCTCACCAGTTTTGGTTAGCGTTTTTTCATCCCGATCAGAACATTATTGATCTTTCACGCACGGAGCGTGAGTCTGTTTTATTGTTAAGGAAATCTAAATATGGTTTACAGCATTTACCTGAGTGGATGGTCGCGAAGGGTCCTGAGTCGCTTGTCGAGCATCAGCAGAAAATGGGGTTTGATAACGGGTCGCAAATTACTTCAATGCCTTCAGCATCCGATCCTGCAAGAGGTGAGTCAGCTTCGCTGGTTGTGGTTGACGAATGGGCGTTCCTTCCGAATCCTGAGGAAGCGTGGGCTTCTATAGAACCTGTCGCTGATGTTGGCGGTAGGATTATTGGTTTGTCTACTGCTAATGGGTCTGGTAATTTTTTTCACGAACTGTGGGTTGGTTCTCAAACTGGTAACAACAAGTTCGCTCCTATGTTTTTCCCTTGGTCAGCTACCGAGGACAGGGATGAATCGTGGTATCAGTCTAAGCAGGATTCTATGTTGTCTTGGCAGTTGGCTCAAGAGTATCCGACTACGCCTGAGGAGGCGTTTATCAAATCAGGTAACCCTGTGTTTGATTTAGACAAGTTGGAAGCTATGTCAACTGTAGTCGAACCTGGTGTTATGGGTTACATGAGGGAGACTGCTAAACGGGTAGTGGAGTTCAGAGAAGATGCTCACAGTTTGGCGTAGACCTGTCAGTAACCAGATTTATGTTCTGGGTGTTGACACGGCTGAGGGTTTAGCTCACGGCGATTATTCGTGTATTCAGGTGTTGGATGTTCGTTCAGGTGAGCAGGCTGCTTGCTGGCATGGGCATATCCCGCCCGATCATTTAGCTGAGGAAGTGTTCATGTTGGGTTTGTGGTATAACGATGCTTTGTGTTGCGTGGAGTCTAACAATCATGGTTTGACTACAATCGTGCAGTTGCGTCATTTGGGGTACCCTAACATGTTCAGGAAACGTTCTGTGAATAAGGTCACTAATAAGGTTTCTCAAGAGTTTGGTTGGAAAACAACTAGGACTACTAAACCTTTGTTGATTGACGATTTGGGAATGGCGTTGCGTAACGACGAGTTGAAGCTGTTTGACAGGAACACTATTAACGAGTTGAAAACTTATGTTCGTAATGAGCGTGGCACGATGTCGGGTTCTCCTTTTGATGACCGTGTGATGGCTTTGGCTTTGTCTAATCAGATGCGCCAGTATGCGTTCATGCCCGAATATGCTCCCGCTGCTGACGATTACTGGACTGTGGATTGGTTTAAGAACCTTGTTTTGTCCGAAAAAGAGTCTCCGAGTACCCGTATCGGGTCAAAAACTGTGCGTGGGACAGTATAACCGTATTATTTAGAGACTATAGGAACCTAGGAGGTTCAAATGGCAAGATTTGTTTCCCACACGAGTGCCAGCGAAAACGTTGATGGATCTGGTACTTCAGGTGGCAATAACAAAATGGAACGTGGTTCAAGCGTTGTAGCTAACCCTGTATGGGAGCCAGGTGGCGCTCAGGATTTCGCTCAACGTTTCGACAGCCCAGAGTACGCTCACATGACTGGTGGTTATGGTGAGACTGCTGTGCGTGAAACACCTATGAATCAGCATGGTGTGACTGGCAAGGTTGAACCTAATGTTGATCCGCAACCACGATTGCAGGGTTGGAACGCTGAAGGTTTCGGTCCTCGCCCTAGCTAGTGGCTGTTTTAGCGCCTGACGCTTCTTTCAAAGAGTTCGCAGAATACGTCGAAGCCCACAAGGGGCCTAAGACGGATGTTGAGCTTGAAGAATTATGGGAGTGGCGGCAAAAATTGTTGGGACTCAGGGTAATAACTGGGGCGGTTACACGTTCCAGGTTACCTGAAGATGAACAGCATTTAACTTTACGTGAACGTGAAAACAAGTTGGTAGCTGAAGCGAAAGCTCAAGGCAGGAACATAGAGAAGGTCTGATGGCTCGGAAAACCCGTGCTGAACAACACAGCATAACTTTACAGAAAATAACGGCAGCGGCTCGTTGGCGTGACGAGATGGGTTATGACCAGTTGTGGCGACGCATGGTTGATTTGTACCGTGGGAAACATTGGCCTCGCACAACAGTCAGCAACGAGGATCTGATCGCAGTCAATTTGGCTTTCTCAACTGTTAACGTTATAGCTCCCGCTGTTTCAGTTAACCACCCTAAAATAGTTGTCACCCCCAACCAGCCTGAAGATGAGGACAGAGCGGCTTTCGTCGAAGCTGTAGTCAACCATTTGTGGAGGCATCACGATTTCCGTAAGCCTTTCCGTCGTTCTGTTAAAGATTTTCTTATTTTCGGTCACGGTTGGTTGAAAGTCGGTTGGAATTTTGTTGAACAGGAACGCACCCTCAGCGAGACTGAACGTGATGAACTGTTCATAGATGCTGTCGGTGAGACAGATTTGTTCGCTATGGAAAACCCTGAAATGGCAGGCGATTTGCCTACAGACGAGCAGATGGCTGCTAACATTCCCGACACTGCGATGATGGTCGTTGAAGATCAGCCTTTCATCGAAAGAGTGTCGCCTTACGACATTTACATAGATCCTGAAGCTACATGCCTGGAGGATGCACAGTGGATTTGTCAGCGTATAGTTCGACCTTTGGAGGAAGCTAAGAAAGATAAACGTTACAAGGCTTCTGCACGCAAAAACCTTGGTGCCGATTCTGTTTTGAACCCTATGTTCACCCCCACTGACAGGGAACAGCAAGACCAGTATTTGCAGGACATCGTGGACAGGACAGTCATTTTCGAGTTTTACGACATTGTTAACAACAAAATGAGTGTGTTAGCTCAGAACGGTGAGGAGTTTTTAGTTGACCCTATCCCAATGCCTTATGCTTACGGGCAGCCTTTCGTCATGTTACGAAACTATGATGTCCCCGATTATTTCTATCCGATGGGCGATCTGGAAGCTATCGAGTCTCTCCAGGAGGAGTTAGATAAAACACGCTCCCAGTTGGTTAACGCACGTAAACGTTACGCTCGCAAATATTTGTTCCACGAAAGGTCTTTCGGTCCTGAAGGTCGAGAGGCTTTAGAAGCTGATGAGGATGGCAGGCTTGTGCCTGTTGTAGACGAAAACAAGTCGTTGAACGAGGTTGTTATACCTATGCCTCAAACACCTTTGTCTCCTGAGATTTACAACTATTCCGCTATTATTGAACAAGACATTAACACTGTGTCAGGCGTGTCAGAATACGCACGTGGTTCAATGCCTGAAATTAGGCGCACAGCCACTGAAGCTCT